ATACAGGCTTAGAAATCGAGAATAAGGATTTCTCACTATTGTTATAGTTTGTAGATCTTTTATATCTTCTTTTTCTTCCCACCACCAAAGAGGCTGATGCGTGAAATGGCGGCTATAAAAAGAGTGGCAATCTCTTGCGCCGTTTTGAGAAAGAATATAATTTTGAAAATTTGTACCAGAAGTTTTTGGGATGTGTATAAACACCCAATTATCACTTTTAATCATTTACTTAAATAGTATACTCTTCTAAAGTCGTTATCACATAAGGAATAGAACCTCCTGCTGCGATATATTGAGCATCTAACGCATCCATGGTGATTGAAGCAGAATTCATAGAAGCTTCATCATTCCAATAGAAAGTTCTAATAATTTCATTGTTAGCATTAATTTCAAAATCTGGCATTTTAGGTAAAGTAGAACTAATTGAAAACCAATCACTATAAATTGGATCTGAAACATACCCCATGTGCTGAGTTTTGAAATCGTAAATAACACTAAATGTTACAGAAGGATCTTCTAATTCTTGTTCTGTAAGATTGCAAGACCAACCAATAGTAGATTGCAACTTTTGCTTTTGTACAAACATTGTTTATCTCCATGAAATCATATAGCTTATTTATAAATATTTAGAATATTTTTGAAAGGTAGATTATGAGCTTTTTTGAAGAATATCAGGAGTTTACAACTTCTAGTGAGGTTGGAAGCGACTTGAATAGACTCAAATATAGATACAAAAATATAATAGAGTCTGTATCCTATAAAAACAAAACAGTATTAGATTTAGGTAGCCATGATGGAAGATGGTCTTTTGCAGCACTAGAGGCTGGCGCTAAATCTACTTTAGGTGTAGAATATAATGAAAGCTTGATACTTAAAGCCAATAGTATTAAGAAGAAATATAGGTGGGTAAACGCAGATTTCATAAAAGAAGACAATATATCTTTCTTAAAAAACAACAACTTCAAATATGATGTTATACTTTGTTGTGGTGTGTTTTATCATACCTTAAAACACTTAGAATATTTTAAATACATGTGTGAAAGCTTTAATGACTGTATAATATTGGATACTCACATTTGGCCATCTCAAGATCCTATGGTTCATATTCAACTCGAATCTTCAACGTGGGATGGAAATGGATATAGAAATATTGATAAAGATATTGACGTCAATGGCTCTCCTAAAAATATATTAACAGGAATTCCTTCAGAGTCTTACATCAATACTTTAGCAGAAGGTTTTGGGCTTAGTATAGAAAAATTAGATTACACAAAAGAAATTAAGAACCAGCACAAATTAGTAGATTATGTGATGAAACAGAGATATGTTTACATCTTAAAAAAAATTCACTAAAACGCAAAACTTATTGGAAACGTTACGCAAACGTTATCACTCTGTTACAATCACCTGATATATAGAAACCGAAAGGCAATCCGGTCTTTCACAAAAACGTGCAACATATCACACGGAGATTTTTCATGAAAAAACTAATTATGCTAACAGCAGCTATTTCGCTAGCTGGCACTATGTCTTTTGCTCGAGACAATGTTCAAGTAACGGGTTCTTCAACAGTTCTTCCTTATGCTACTATCGTTGCTGAAGCATTTGGTGAAAATTTCGGCTTTAAAACACCGGTAGTAGAAGGTGGTGGTTCAGGCGCAGGCCGCAAGAGACTTTGTGAAGGAACCGGTCCTAACACAGTAGACATCGCAAACTCTTCTTCGAAGATGAAGCAAGCTGAGTGGGAAGCATGCGAAGCTGCAATCGGTAAAGTAACAGAAATTCGTATTGGATACGACGGTATTGTATTTGCTTCAAACATTGGTGCTCTAAATATTAAAGATCTTACACCTACTCAACTTTATACCGCTCTACATGCTGACAGCACCGCAACACTATGGAGCGATGTAGATCCTTCTCTTCCGGCAATCGAAATTCTAGCTTATATTCCTGGAACTAAGCACGGCACTCGTGAAGTTTTTGACGTAAAGGTTATGGAAGCCGGTTGTAAAGCTGTTAAGGGTGTTGACAAGCTCAGTAAAGAAGAAATCGGTGAGTGTGTAAAGGTTCGTACAGACGGTCGCAGCGTTGACGTCGATGGAGATTATACTGAAACACTTGCACGACTAGATGCTAATAAAACAGCACTTGGCGTATTCGGACTAAGCTTCTATCAAAATAACATGAGTAAGTTAGAAGTCACTACCGTGAGTGGTGTATTTCCTACTGTAGAAGCGATCGCAAATGGTGAATATCCAATCAGCCGCCCTCTTTACTTCTATGTTAAGAATGCTCACCTAGATGTAATTCCAGGTCTAAGAGAATACATTGAATTCTTTGTGAGTGACGAAATGGTAGGTCCAAATAGCCCACTTGCAGAGTATGGCCTAGTTCCAGATCCTGAACTTGCAAAGACTCAAGAAATGGTATCTAAACTAAGTAACTGATAACAATTTGTTTCATGTTAGCGATAACATGAAGTGATACCGGTAACAAGTTTAAAACCTCCTCATAAATACTCAGGTATTAGAGGAGGTTTTTTTGTGACTTATTTTCAACGTAGAGAAGCTAATAGATATTACTTTTATGTAAAAGGTCAGCTCATACCAGAGAACTGGACGGATAATGAAGTAATGAAAATATACGACTCATACTTTTCAAGACTCTGGGGAAACAACGAAAAAGCTGAGTATTGTGATTTCGCTTTCAGACAGGCTTGGGATGCAAGACAACTCTCTAAGAAAGCAATGTGACATAAAAGATACAATTACATTCTGCGCAAAAATAATTGTTGACATTCTCTCCAGATGGTTTATATATAACTAGTAAACGTTGAAGCGACGTGGACACATTCTGGACCCGGGGGCAGTGCCCGGCGACTCCACCATAGATAATCTGGAATGGCGAAGAAATTTTCCACTCTTTATCTTTGAATTGGTTTCTTGGAAAGATAGGCTTAGAGCGTTGATCTGAGAAAAACCACTTAGACAGATTATCTTTGATGGGGTCGACATAGGATCGACAGGTGTGAAGATAGAGTGGAGTTTACCGGATGACCTCGTATCGGTCAATTAAACTAAATGCAAACGATAACTTTGCTCCTACAGGTTACGCCCTAGCGGCATGATGCTGGTGGGTATGGGTTCCACCTAGAAACAGAACGGGCCCACTTTTTTATTGCAATAAACTAAAACAGAAACAAGGATTAATAAAATGAAATTCACAGTCGCAGCAATTGCTCTTCTAGCGTCAGCAACCGTAGCTTCAGCTATGGATCTTCCTATTGCAGGACTTGCTCTAAATACTGAAGTAGTTGCAGAATACAAAGTAGATGCAGAAACTGCAACTCTTACCGCTACTCCAGAACTCGCCTATTCGCCAGCATTAGTTAGCGGTCTAACCGCAACAGCAGGTATTGAGCTTGACGTATGGAGCAAAGCAGATGGTTTTACTCTAACTAATCAGTTCGACGTTAAGCCAGAAATTCTTCTTGGATTGACCTATGCTCCAGCTGCTCTTACAGCTCTTGAGCTAGAACTTGGTACTTCATACGATTTCGAAGCTGCAGAGCGTGGCGAAATCACAATGACTGCTACATTTAACTTCTAATAGAAGTAAATAATACAACTACCAAGGGGCGTTTCGGCGCCCCTTTATTCTGCTTATAAATAACTTTACGATTATAAAATTGTCGGAGTGAATTATGAGCAACAAATTAAAAGAGCTCACTTGGGCTCATCATCAAGCAGCTGAAAGAAGAGCTTTTGCGAGAGACCTTATCAAAGGTACTATAGACCCTCACAAATACTACACGTTTTTAGTTTGCCAGCACTACAATTATAAAGCTCTAGAAGATGCTACTGAAATTCCAGAAGATTTAGAAGCGATTAAAAGAGCTGATCTTATCTTAGAAGACATAGAAGAACTCGAAAGAATGTACAATTTCGAGAGACCTACAGATCTTCCTCAGTCAGTAGCTGACTATGTTTCTCACATATACGATTTAGAAGACGAAGGCGACAACGAAAAGTTGTTAGCTCATATGTACACTCGCCATTTTGGTGAATTACATGGTGGCCAGATCATTAAGAAAAAAATTCCAGGATCTGGTAAGATGTACGAATTTGACGTAGATAAACAATACCTCATTGATGAATTTAGATTGCTACTCCATGATGGAATGGCTGATGAAGCAAAAATTTGCTTTGATTTTGCTTCAAGACTGTTTGATGAACTGTCACAAGAAAAGGATTGACATTTTTATCAGATAGTATATATTAAAACTGTAACAATAATAGGAGGCGACCATGCAAGAGCAACCTGCATTTGAAGAAATTGAAACCAAATCCTATAAGCGTGCCGAAAGGATGTTACGAAGCGAGGCAGCTCGACAACGTAGAAAAGAGCTGAAAGAAGTAAGAGAAACAAGAATTCTTAATGAGTGGGCTAAACAGCGTAGAGCCCGTAAAGCAAAACGATGAATACTATTACATTACAAGAAGATCCCCTCACTGGGGATCTTTATTTCCAATTACCTGAAGATGTCGTGTTGGAGCTCGGTTGGGGTCCTGGTGATACTATAGAATGGACTGAAAACAAAGACGGAACATGGACTCTTAAAAATGCATCCACTATGGAATAGATTAAACGAGTATGCTGCTAGTATAACTAAAAGATTTGATGAGAGCTTTACAAGATACGATAACCCAAAGTACACTGAAGACATGAGATTTCCAGGATGGACTGACACGTTCTGGCAATCTGTTTCTGTATCTAAAGCGCACTTAAAGACTATCGTTCCAGAAGATGGAAAAGGTCTATGGCTGATGCATGTTAACGTGTTTCCAAGACCTTGTATTGAGTTACCAATCTTAGGCTTTGATATTGTAGCTGGTCCTAAAAAGATTACAGGTTCTTTCATGGACTATTCTCCTTTGCACGGTTTTCCTCATCCATATCATGACTACATGCATGTAATAACTCGTAATTTAGAATGGAATAAACCAAGAGAATTACCAGACTGGGCTAAAGAGATATTTTCTGAAGATATGATTGCTGTTGGCAATATCAATACAGAAGAAGAATTAGAGCAATTTATTAATGTCACTTCTAATCTTTTAGATTATTACTTAGATAACTTAACAAATAACGCTTTTAATTCTCAAAGAGATACAAAACCTGTTTTAAATAAGTATTGCATAAATCAAAAAATGAATCCACATCTACATAGATCTATTTTAGCTATGGGAATTTCAGAGCAAGATAAAGATCGTTACGTTAATGACGTATTATTCGAGGAAATTTAATGGCTTTTTTAGTACACAACCTTCCACCTGTGCATGTTTATGTGCGCAAAGAATACCTTTACGACTTGAAAAAAGGACACGGAGAATACACTCCTGGAATTTGGATCAGTGTGAAATCAATACAAGGAAAGGCTTTGTATTTTGAAACTCTTCTCACTGACTACGGCGCCTTATACGATAAGCTTCCTTTATCTGCTTTTGTGTGGAAGCTTGATCACGACGATTTACCTCTGGATAATCTTCAATTATGGGATTGCTTCGATTACGATATTACCGTCATCAAAAAGCCACTCTTGTCCAGATGCAGTTATTTTGGAAAAGATAGAGTCATGCACGACGGTGAATATCTCTTCACAATCGACAATTGTCATGCTCAATCTTCCACCCTTGACACCAATTTCAGTGAGCACGATCCCGAGCACAAATCCTTTAACGTCATCAAGCTCGACAATGGACAGTTCGCAGCCCAACCAAACAATAGAGTCATATGGCGTGACAGCTCCTTGACTCCAGAATCTCTTGCAAGACCAGACTTTAATGTATGTACACAAAATTATAAAGTTGAAACCGCGCAAAAATGGTCAGTAGGACATACAGACGAATGGCAATATAAGACCAAAGAGGAGGAGTAACAGTTGACACAGTCAGGATGTTGTGATAAAGTAGAAATAACAAGTGGATCTACTTACGTTATGTTTGGTAAACATCAATTTACGGTCAATGTAGTTTTTTGTAAGAATTGTGGCAGTGTGAAGGCAACTTCAAGTATACAGGAGAAAAAAATATGAAAGGCGATACACTCTTCGCTGAAAAAGCAGGTCAGCGTTTAAAAGCAGAATATTTCCAAACAGATAATGGATCTGGAGTTCGCTTTTTTATTAATGAAGAATTCCTTAAAGAAGAAATTTATGAGGGAAAATCAATCCATTGGGCTCTTTCTGCTGCAGAAAATTGGCTTGATGGTATCAAAACATTAAACGGGTGATATAGTATATGATTATATCTCCGAGAACTCCAGAGCGTGTGCACCACGAAATAGCTGAGATGTTAGCTAATGGCGTCAATTATATTGATGCTCTCGTTGAGTATGCACACAAAAACGATCTTGAAATTGAAGCAGTAGCTGATATCGTGAAAAAGTCTTCTATCCTAAAAGAAAAAGTTAGGAGCGAAGCCGTTAAATTGAAGATGGTGAGAAAGGATGATCAAGACATCACTGACTTATGCGAATGAGGAATCATTCAATTATTATATGAAATATCTCGCTATGGGAAAACATTTCACTACTGATAAATTCGATTATCACAAATATAGAGGTAAAACAAGAGCGTCATTTGATACATTTCGTACTCGTACTGACGTATTCTTTTTTCATAAATTGGCTAATAAGGAAGATGCTGAAAATCTTTTGTTAGCCAATTTTATTGTAAATCCAAGAGTCTTTATTCGTGAAATAGTAGAACAAGAAGGAGAAGACCGATACTTTGAGTGGAGGAAAAAAATAGACTCTCTTACTAAAGTATTTAAGGATGATCTGAAGAAACTCAAAGACGACTACCAAGAAAACTTCGTGTCAAACAATGGTCAACATCCATCCATTATGACTCTTTACATTCAAAAACAAATCACGTTGGAATCATTTACTTTGTTAACTAATCTCTCTAATATTTTTCCGTATTGGGAGAAAGAAATCGTTGACAAATTTGTTGCACGTGATATAATGAGGTTATCAAGGAAGTATAGACCTTTCTTGATCATAGATGAAAAAAAATTCAAGAATGTTATTCGAGAACGCTTTTTCTAATATAAATATATGTGTTGCTTCGGCAACTATATATCGTAATACAAACATACACTGCTATATAAGGAGATACTACAATGGTAGATTTTGCCGCACTTAAAAAGAATCGTTCAAAGTCGCTCGACAAATTGAACAGCCAGCTCGAAAAGATTTCTCAAAAGAGCTACTCAGATCCCAACGAAGGTAAATTTTGGAAACCAACCCGCGATAACGCCGGTAACGGTTTTGCTATTATTCGCTTCCTCCCTGCTCCTGGTGAAGAAGAAATGCCTTTCATTCGCATTTGGGATCATGGTTTCCAAGGCCCAACCGGTCTTTGGTACATCGAAAACTCTCTTACTACAATCAATCAAGATGACCCAGTTTCTGAGTTCAACTCTAAACTGTGGAATAGTGGTGTTGAGTCTGATAAGGAACAGGCTCGTAAACAAAAGCGTCGTCTCAAGTACGTGTCTAACATCTATGTGATTAAAGACTCTGCTCATCCTGAGAATGAAGGTAAGGTATTCCTTTATGCTTATGGTAAGAAAATCTTTGATAAACTCAATGATTTGATGAACCCTTCGTTTGAAGATGAACAGCCAGTTAACCCTTTCGATCTTTGGGAAGGTGCTAACTTCCGTCTGAAAATTCGTCAGTATGAAGGTTATCCAAACTACGACAAGTCTGAATTTGAAGCACCTGCTGCTTTGTTTGATGATGATGACCAGCTTGAAGCAGTTTGGAAACAAGAGCATTCTCTACAAGAACTTATCGATCCTAAGAACTTCAAGTCTTATGGTGAGTTGAAAGCTAAGCTGTATCGTGTTCTTGCTCTTGAAGAAACAACTCCTGGTGGTGCAGTTTCTATGAATGCTGATGACGATGATGAAATCGATCTAAGCAACTTTGGTAAGAAGTCTGCTCCTGAGCCTACTCTCAAGGAAGCAATGCCTGAAACCAAAAACATGTCGATGGACGACGACGATGATGACGATCTGTCTATCTTCAAGGAACTAGCGAATGGCTAATAAAGTCTATGAAGAAGTTCTAGACTTTGACTTCGGCTTCTCATTTATTGATGAAGAACTTCAAGAAAAAGAAGCCGAAGTTCAACAAACTATTCAGGCCATCAGCTCTGAAAAGCAAACGATTGAGGATCAACTCACGGATGCTAAAGTCAAAGCTGATGACCTCGAATATCGTTTGGAGCTTTTGTACAAATCAATTACTCCATTCTTGGATAATCTCTGTAAAAATCCAGAAAAATCGACAATTTATTGGCCTGATCGTGTAGCAAAGATTGAGGCCTATAAAAACAAATTATTTTCAATCGTACAAGGAGCATAACATGAGTCTACTCGACAAACTCGTTAAAAACAGCACTATTAAGATGACTGCTCCTATCATGGACTCGAAAGTGTATGGTAAAAAAGATATGGCTCCGACACCTATTCCTATGGTGAACGTGGCTTTGTCTGGCCGTATTGATGGTGGTCTTGTTCCAGGACTTCTTGTTCTGGCCGGTCCTTCTAAACACTTTAAGTCAGCTTTTGCTCTTGTTATGGCTGCTGCATACCTGAAACGCAATGAAGATGCAGTAATGCTTTTCTATGATTCGGAATTTGGCACTCCTCAATCTTACTTCGAGTCTTTTGGTGTTGATATGGATCGTGTTGTTCATACACCAATTACCAACGTTGAAGAACTCAAGTTTGATATTACTCAACAGCTTGATAAGATCGAAAAGGGTGATAATGTTGTAATCGTTATCGACTCAGTTGGTAACCTTGCATCTAAGAAAGAAGTTGAAGATGCTCTTGACGGTAAGTCTGTTGCTGACATGTCTCGTGCAAAAGCACTTAAGTCGTTGTTCCGTATTGTTACACCACACCTCAATCTAAAGGATATTCCTATGATTGCGGTTAACCACACTTATAAGGAAATTGGTTTGTTCCCGAAAGATGTGGTATCAGGTGGTACAGGTATCTATTATTCAGCTGATAGCATTTGGATTATTGGTCGCCAACAAGACAAAGTTGGTACTGAAATTCAAGGTTATCACTTCGTTATTAATATCGAGAAATCTCGTCATGTTAAAGAAAAATCTAAAATCCCGATTACTGTAAGTTGGGAAGGCGGTATCCAGAAATGGTCTGGTCTCATGGAGGTAGCTGAAAAAGGTGGCTACATTCGTAAACCAAAAGTTGGTTGGTATGAGGCAATAGATCCTTCAACTGGAGAGGTATTGTCTGATAAGCTCCTTCGTGCTAAGGATATTGTTGACAATTCTGAGTTTTGGATTAATATGTTCGAGAAAACAGATTTTACATCGTATGTTAAGAATGCTTTCTCCGTTGGAGGAACTATTCAAATCGATGCAACTGATGATCTTGTTATTGATGACGAAGAAGGTGATGAATGATTGAAAAAACTATCTTATCAAATCTTGTATTTAATGTAGATTACTTTCAAAGAGTATATCCATATCTAAAAACGGATTACTTCGAAGATAATAACATTAGAAAAGTATTTGAAACATATTCCAAATATGTAGAACAATACAAGGAGCCTCCCTCAGTGGAGGCTCTTAAAATTTCTCTTGATAAACGTAAAGACTTGAATGAAGACTCTTATAAGAACGTAATGTCTGAGGTTGATAGCCTCAAAGTAGACGATCTTACAAACTCTGATTGGCTTGTGTCAGAAACTGAAAAGTTCTGCCAAGACCGTGATTTGTTTAACTCCATTCGTAAAGCTATTCTTATTATGGATGGCCAAGATAAAGATAGTGATAAAGGTTCTATTCCAGAACTTCTATCACAATCTCTTGCGATTAGTTTTGATACTTCTATTGGTCACGACTTCATTGATGACGCCGACGCTCGCTATGAGTTCTACCACCGTAAAGAAGAACGTCTTCCTTTTGATATTGAGATGCTCAATAAAATTACCAAAGGTGGCTTACCTCGTAAATCTATGACTGTTCTATTGGCTACAACTGGTGGTGGTAAATCACTTGTTAAGTGTCACATGGCAGCAAGTTATTTACTTCAAGGTAAGAATGTAGTGTATATCACTATGGAAATGGCTGAAGAACGTATCGCTGAACGTATCGATGCTAATATGATGGATGTAACTCTTGATGAACTTAGGATTATGCCGCGTAACGTTTATGAAAAACGTATCGAAAGAATCAAAGGTAAGACAACTGGTAAGCTTGTTGTAAAAGAATATCCTACTGGTTCGGCTCATGCTGGGCACTTCAGACATCTTCTAAATGAACTTAAGATGAAACGTGGGTTTGCTCCAGACGTTATCTTTGTTGATTACCTAAATATCTGTGCTAGCTCTCGTGTTAAAGGATCTGCTGCAGCTAACTCTTATACTTTGGTTAAATCAATTGCGGAGGAAATTCGTGGACTATCTATGGAGTTTAATTGTGCAATTGTTACTAGCTCTCAGTTTAATCGTGACGGTTACGGTAATTCTGATGTTGATCTTACAAATACCTCTGAGTCAATGGGGATCACTCATACTGCTGATTGTATTCTCGGATTGATTTCGTCAGAAGACCTAGATGCTCTTGGCCAACTCATGTTCAAGCAATTGAAAAATCGTTGGGGTGACTTGAGTTATTATCGTCGTTTCACTGTGGGTATTGACAGATCTAAAATGCAGATATATGATCTAGAGGAAAGCGCGCAAAAGAGAGTTATAAACGATAGTGTAGCGAATACTATGATGGCTACAACTAACGATGATCCTTTGTTCGACAAAACAACTTTTGGTAAATCTAAGAAAACTTTATTTGAAGCAGGAGGTTTAGTATGAGCTACGTAGTTAAGAAAGTAAAAAACAACTATAAGATTTACGATACGAAGAAAGAAAAGTTTATTGAAAAGAATTATCCTAAAGAGGAAGCTGATAAGATTGCTCGCAAGCTTAATCTTGGTTCTGGTTTTGGCGATTGGATCCCAGACTTCTTCAATCAAGAGTTTCCTTTAGTTTATAAATAAAAGAAAAATAGTTCCATGTTCAAGGGATCCTTATGCAATCTTTCAAAGGGTATATTGCTGAGATGGCAAATACAGACAGCGCTGACATAAATGAAATCCAATTGGGATATTTTCTATCAAACAATTGGAAAAACTTTCATGATCCTTCTGCCGCACAATCTCAGCTTTCAATTAAAAAACTTAAAGTTGGTGATGTAGAATTTTTTAATCAAACTCAAAAGGCAGAAACAATGTCTTATGAGGTTTTGTCTTGGGCAAAGATAAATGGTTATAAAGGTGCAGTAACAGATGTTTGGTGGACTGCTCGTCCTGGTGTCTTAGCTCAAGCTGTCGGAAGACCTGTAGATAGCCGTAAAAACCCAACTGATGTTTTGATTAAATTTAGTGATGGGCAATTCTTAGGTCTATCTGCTAAATCTACTAAAACACAGGGTGATATTGGATTTAAGAATCCAGGACTTGGTACTATTATGAAAAAGCTTGGTGCTTTTACTGATTATCCAGGAATTGCTGTAGATAAACTAATCGCAAAGTATCCAAACCTAAGTGCTTCAGCTTCAATAAGAAAAAGAGAAATTAGATCTAATAAGTCTATTCAAACTGAAGCTGAAGCGTTAGGTACTCAGGTTCTAAACTCTATTAGAGATGAACTCTATAATAAACTTTCTAAAATGGAAGAAGATCAGCTAGTAAAATATATTTTAGATGATTGGATGGATGCCAAAGAAGTATATCCTCGTTATATTAAAATTACTGGTATGAGAACTGGTGCTAAAGTAGAAGATCCGTTGGCAAACAATAAAATTACTGCTTTAACAACTGGCAAAGTAGTGTTAACTAAAGTTGGTAATGATAGTGTTGGCATTCAAGCAAATGGAAAAAGAATTATGAAAATGCGTGCTAAATATGAATCTCAAAAGCTCGCATCTACTATTAAGTTCTCAGGAGATCCTTGGAAATGAAATCATTTAGACAATTCCTAGGTGAGGAAAAAAATACTCACATGGAACACCTTGAGGATAACATCCTTAATAATGGTGTTGCAGGTACTCGTGACTCTATTAACTTTCTTCGTTCTTTACGTGACATGCTTGCGGGCCGTTCTAAATCTCGTGTTAACGTCACAGTCAAATGGGATGGAGCACCTGCTATTTTTGCCGGAATAGATCCTTCAGACAAAAAGTTTTTTGTTGCTAAGAAGGGTATCTTTAACAAAAATCCAAAGGTATACAAGACAGACGCAGATATTGATGCAGATACTTCTGGTGATTTAAATACAAAATTGAAACTAGCACTTGCTGAGCTACCTAAGCTTGGTATTACTGGTGTAGTACAAGGTGATTTCCTATATGCTAAAGAAGATCTCAAGGTGGTGGACATTGAAGGTGAACCGCACATTACTTTCCATCCTAATACGATTGTTTACGCAGTACCTCAAAATTCAGCCCTCGGTCGCGAGATACTCAGATCCAAGATCGGTGTGGTCTGGCATACAACATACCGAGGATCAAGCTTTGAAGAAATGTCTGCAAGCTTTGGAGAGGAGATTGCATCTGGCCTCAAAAAAGCAAGATCGGTCTGGTCAGTAGACGCGGTCTATAAAGACGTTTCCGGTACAGCAACATTCACTGAAGCTGAGACTGAAAAAGTAACTGCTATTCTTTCTCAAGCCGGTAAGTTATTTACTACTATTAAAGCAGAAACACTAAACGGGATTTCAAACAATCCAGAAACACTTATGCGTGTTAAAACTTTCGTGAATTCTAAGATTCGTCAAGGCGAAAGAATTAAGAACACCACTCGTTTCGTAACTGATTTAGAAAAATATATTTCAGATTATTACAATAAAGAAGCGGACAAAAAGAAGACTGCTGCTGGTAAATCAGCACAGGTTCAAAAACGTGATGCTACTTTACAATACTTTAAAAAGACTCCTAGATCGCAAATTATTGCTATGTTTAATTTGTACAATTTGATTATTGATGCTAAGCTTATGATTATTAATAAGCTTGATAAGGCTAAGCAGGTTGGTACATTCTTGAAAACTGCAAATGGTTATGAGGTCACAGCACAAGAAGGATTTGTTGCTATTGACCACATGGGTAAGAATGCAGTTAAACTTGTGGATCGTCTTGGGTTTAGTAAGGCAAACTTCTCAGACCAATACATCAAAGGATGGCAAAGATAATGGCACAGTATAACAAGCAAAATAACCAGTTCTTACCAAATGGCACATCACTCTTTGAAGTTGTGATGCTTGCAGACCAAGAAGGTAATATTAGTACTGGTGGAGGAAACTTTTCAGGTACGGCAGTAGACGCTTTTGGTAGAGCTAGATTTGCGCAACCTCTTACTCTTTTTGACTCGAGCAACGTTGGAAGCTTAGCTACAGATTTCTACAATGTAATAGTTGGAGCAGGCGCAGTTAATCATAATGCTAATGATAGCTCAGCTGAAATGACTGTATCTTCTGGCAATTCAGAAACTATTACTCGTAGATCAAAGCGTCGTATGTCTTATCAGCCTGGCAAAAGTCTTTTACTTATGGCAACATTTACTATGGCTCCGGGTGCAGAACATTTAACTCAGCGTGTAGGTTACTATGATGATAATGACGGTATTTTCCTAGAAGAAGAGAATGGTGCTTACTATATTGTTATTCGTTCAAGCGTTTCTGGTTCTGTTCTTGAAACAAAAATTCCGCAATCACAATGGAATGGTGATAAATTAAATGGAGTTCCAGAAGATAGTACTTCAGGTTATACTTTAAATCTAGAAAAATCTCAAATATTTTGGGCAGACTTTGAATGGCTAGGTGTTGGCTCTGTTCGTTGTGGTTTTGTGATTAATGGTTCTCTTATTGTAGCTCATACATTCCACCACGCAAACAGTATTACTGGAACTTATATGAAACAGGCAAATCTACCTGTAACATATCAAATTATTACTGGCGCTTCTTACGCGAGTGGTTCTACAACAATGAAGCAAATTTGCTGCTCAGTAATTTCTGAAGGTGGTTACGAGGCAATTGGTCAAGAAACAGTAGCAGGAACAGATTTAGATGGAAACTCAACTATTACAGCTGACGTATTCGTAAACCTTGTTACAATAAGACTTAATGATTTAAATAAGATCACCGTTATTACAGGTCTTGATGTTCTGAACATTGCTAATGCAGATTTTGAGTGGGGCTTATTCAAAAATGCTACTATAGCTGGAATGACTTTTGGCTCATCTGTAGGAGGCGTATCTTATGATACTGTAGAAGCTAACCTTACTGCTCTAGGAACTAGAGTTGCTGGTGGTTATTTGGGCGGTAAGACTGCACCGATTAATTTTGGCACTTCAAACTGGGATTACCAAATTGGGCAGGCAAGCGCTTCAACTTCAGACACTTATACACTTGCTGTAAGAGCTGGATCAACTAGTAAAGCGGCCGCCGGTCTAATTAAGTGGATTGAGTATTAAGCTAATCAATTATTAACTACCGGCTATTCAAAATTGGTAACCGTTGTTTACCATTTCCTCTAATAAATATTCTTGTAAAGCAAGGAAACCCTTAATAGAGGATAAATTATGACACACTTAACACAATCACTTTCTTTTTTATCAGAATATGCATATAGAATTAATGTTTGGTTCGATGATTTAGTTACAGAATACAAAAAAGCTCGAGCTTTCAGTGAAACGGTAAACGAATTAAGCAGACTTTCAGACTCTGAGCTTCGCGACATCGGTATTAATCGTGGAGAAATTTACGACATCGCGCGTAGCACATATTACAGAGAGGAAAGATAATGTTTTATACAGAAACTATCACTATACCAGCAGAAAAACCTTCTTTATTTGAGCGCTTTGTTGGTCTCTTCGAAAGAGTTGGAAGAGCAAGAGCTGCAGCAGAATTAGCTCGCATGGGTTATCATGAAGAAGCCAAGAAGATCATGCTTCAAAAATAAAACATTCTAACATAGTATAAATAAAAGGGCATAGGCAACTATAGCCCTTTTTTTATTAACAGAGATTTATATTATGTTCTTACCAAAATTTAATTCATACTTTATTCATATACCGAAATGTGGTGGCACATCAATAGAGTTGTTCTTCTTTAAACAACACGGATATGATCTTAAACCCGATAATATCTATGGTCAGTTAGGTCCTAAAATCGGACCTCAGTTTCACTATGGGAACAAAACTCCTGAGAGGTTACCTACTGGAGAAACACAACATTTGTCTGCTAAGCTTCTTAAGAAGTGGAGCAATCCTGAATTTGTAAATTCTAAATATACTTTTGCTTTTGTAAGAAACCCTTACGACAGATTTATTTCAGAAATCAACTGGCGGAAAAATGTTCTAAGAAATAAAGCTTTTGATGAAAACAAGTATTTAGCTTTATTAGAACAATACAAACACGGTAACATATTCAATCCTCACAATATGGCTATGCATCACTTTGTGTATGAAAACGATAATTTACTAGTAGATGATGTATTTAAACTCGAAGAAATAGATAAAGCAGAAAAGAAGCTCTCAGAAGTCTTTAATATGGAAATTAAATTTGGGCATTATAATAAAACTGGATCTGGTTCTTATAAAGATTCAATGTCTAAAAGTACTATGCAAAGATTAAAACCGCTAATCCAAAGAGACTTGGAGCTATTTGATTATGAATAAAAACATATGGATTTATTGGAACAATGGTTTTGAAAATGCTCCAGAGTTAGTTAAAGATTGTCTTAGAAGTTGGAAACATTACAATCTTTCTTTTAAAGTGAACGAGTTAAATGATGACAATTTAAATAGTTATGTAAGTGATATTGAAAGACCTAAAAGTATTCAAGCTTGGTCAGATGTACTTAGAATTAATATACTCAAAGAGCACGGTGGATTGTGGATAGATGCTACAGTGTTGTGCAACAAGCCATTAGAAGAATGGATAGAACCTCATATAGAAAAAGGTTTCTTTGCTTTCAGCGATCCTCAGCCAAGCTATAAGATATGCAGTTGGTTTTTGTATGGAGACAAAGACAGCCGCATAATAAAAGAATGGCATAAAGAAGTAACTGAATACTGGAAAAATAGATCTAAAGCTCATCACTATTTTTGGTTTCACAGCCTCTTTAATGAGCTATATGAAAAAGATTTAGATTTCAAATCTACTTGGGATAACACCAAAAAGTACAAAGCGAATTTTAAGCCAGAAGCAATTAGTGGTTCTAATCCACATTACTTCGCTCCTTACACTCCAGGTAAGTTATCTAATTTATCTGATGAAAAACTAACTGCTCCCGTGTATAAGCTGAGACACGGTTCTAGCGAATTGATTAGTGAAAATAAGATATACCAAAAATTGATAAGAGGGATATTATGAAACCAACTAAAGCTTATATTATTAGAATTGATACACCGATGTCGAAAGAATATGCTGAAGCGACCGCTAAATCTTGTGATGATATTGGATTAAAGTGGGAATACTTTGAAGGCTATAAGTGCCAAACACGTGATCAAGAGCATGAAATGTGGATAAATTTTCATAAGACCGCTGGTATACCAATTAAACAATATAAGAGAATGCAGCCCGGAGCAGCTGGTTGTACTGCAAGCCATGCTCATTTATGGAAGCATATGGCTGACAAGAACGAATGCGCGATTATATTAGAGCATGATGCCATTATGTTCTATAACGTCGACTTAGATCTTCCTGACGATGCTATTGTAGCTCTTGGTTACAAATATCCTAATATAGAAAATTATGCTAAGGAAAAAGTTGGCGGGCCAAAAAGACTTGTTTCAGTTGATAACAATCCTGGATCTCATGCTTATGCCATTACTCCTAAGATGGCTCAAACACTTGTTGACGAAATTGTCGAACAAGGTATAACTGAAGCAATCGACAACAGGCATTTTATGCAGGGTAGATCTAATTTTACAAGAACAAAGATGATGATTACAGATCCAATTGCTGGGATGGGTTGGTTAAGAGGTTCTACCATTTGGGGTAAATCAGCCATGCACAATAACACAAAGCAAATGTTAGAATCATTTAAAACCAACTTTGTTGGAAAGTTTAGGCCTATTGATTAAAATTAATAAATAAAAGCGTATATACATAACTAGGGTACTTTAATGGCTGAAGATAAAAAGAAAAAGAAGATCAAAGGATTTAAAGAATTTGATCCTTCTAAGGTAATTGATTTAGAACCAAGAATTGATGAAGCTGTTATGAAAGACACAGCAGTAATCAGTTTTGGGAGAATGAATCCTGTAACAGTCGGCCATGAAAAACTTGCTACAAAGGTGGCGAGTGAAGCAACAAGACGTAAAGCTGATGCGCATATTTTCTTATCGCATTCATCAGACGCAAAGAAAAATCCGCTTTCATACGAAGATAAAATTAGGTTTGCTCAAAAGGCTTTTGGTAAAATAGTAAAGACTTCTCAAGCAAGAACAATTATTGAAGTGGCCAAGTCTCTTACCGGTAAATATAAAAAGCTTGTAGTTGTAGCAGGCCAAGATAGATTAAAAGAATTCGATACTTTATTAAATAGGTATAATGGTAAAGAATACAATTTCGAAAATATCGAAGTTGTTTCAGCTGGTGCAAGAGATCCTGACTCAGAAGGTGTTGAAGGAATGTCAGCATCTAAAATGAGAGAATTAGCTCAATCAGAAGATTTAACAGCTTTCACTTCCGGTCTTCCAAGAAAGCTTAGAGGCAACGCAAAAGAAGTATATAGCGCAGTTAGAAGAGGCATGGGTATGAACGAAGAAGTAGAAATAGATGAAGCTTTAAATAGAGTTCAAAGACGTAAAAGATCTATTGCTATGAGAAGAGCTCGCTTTAGAATTCGTAGAGGAAAAGAAAAAGCTGAAAAGAAATCAGCAACTATGTCTGTGCTAAGAAGAAGAGCTCGTAAAGCAGCCATAGCTTTGATAAAGAAAAGATTTACAAAGAGCAGAAAATATAGTGATCTTTCTTCAGGTGAAAAAGAAATTATTGATAAGCGCATAGAAAAATTTCCAAAGAAGAGACTCGATCAAATCGCTCGTAAGCTCCTACCACAAATGAAAAAGCAAGATCGTGAAAGACTTGCTGCGAGAAGATCCACCAAAAAAGAAGATTTAGATACACGTTTCGAAAATTTCTTAAACGAAGCTTCATGTAAAGATACTAAGGTGATGAAAAGACCACACCAATTACTCGATGCTAATAATAGAGTAAAGATCGATAAGCGTTTTAGAATGTATAAGGGTAAAGTAAATGAAGGTTACGAAGATCTTGCTGAAGATCTAGCAACTTTAACCCTTGACATGGACAGATATATTGATTCTTTAGATGAAACTACAGTAGCGGCAACAAAGAAAGCTGTGAATATTGTCGGACCAGATGGCAGAACAAGAACGGTTTGGAAGAGAACAAGATCTACTAAAACAGATGAACACGGTCAAGATAAAATTGCTACTAATGAAGCAAGCGATACTCACAAAACAAAAGATGGTCGTACAGCCAAAAAAGGTTTATGGTACAATATTCATCAAAAGCGCAAGCGTGGAGAAAAGCCAGCGAAGCCTGGAGATAAAGACTATCCAAAAACTTTAGATATTGGTGAAGAAGTTATTAATGAAACTGGTGGCGCTGGTGACTGGGGTACGCCAAAACTTACTAAGAGATTTAAAAAAGATACACCTAACGAAAGTGAAAAGAAATGATTAGATTTAAGCAATTCCTTGATGAAAAGAAAATTCCACACGCTTTAGATCCTAATAAGTCTTTAAAGCATGCTATTAAAGATCGTGGAATTGACTGGGATAATGACGGTGATGTTGATGCTTTAGATAAAAAGAAGGTTTTACCAGATGAGATTACTGGTGCTGAAAAAAAGAATTTAACATCTGTTGCACGTAAGAAAAATGCAGCAGAATTAAAGCATTTGCATAAAGGTGTTGCTTATGAAGAAGCAGATCTTGAAGAAGGATCCGAAACTTGGGAAGCTGGATATAAGCGTCGTGTCGTAAAGACAACAGATCCTGAACATAAGAAAAAAGGACACAACTGGCGTATCAAAGGTAAAGACCGTCCTGAAATCTCAATCAAACTTTATAAAGAAAAGCCATCTCAAGCAGAATTCAACAAGCAAATGAAGCGTGTTGCTGGCCATGAGTTCGGAGGGTAATATGAAAAGCTTTAAACAATTTTTAGAAGAAAAAGATCCTCGTCTCGCAAGAGCTGGTGTGGCCGGTTTCAATAAACCAAAGAGAACACCAGGCCATCCTGAGAAGAGTCATATAGTTGTGGCTAAAAAAGATGGTCAAGTAAAGACTATTCGTTTTGGAGAACAAGGGGCAGAGACTGCCGGTGATCCTAAGAAGGGCGAGTCAAAGCGAATGAAGATGAAGAGAAAATCGTTTAAAGCTCGTCACAGAAAGAACATCGCAAAAGGCAAGATGTCTGCTGCTTACTGGGCTGATAAAGTCAAGTGGTAACCATATCTTATAAATAGTTAAAAGAATTCTAAGAGGAAATAACATGCAAGGCTTCAAAAAACATCTCGAAGAAAAACTTAAAGCATCTGATGATATGGGTACTTGGGTAAAGGACTTCCAAGACTCTGATGCTCCTCAGTTCAAAGGTAAGTCGCAGAAAAAGCGTCAACAAATGGCTGTTGCTGCTAAGCTTTCTGCCGAGAGAAATGAAGAAGTTGAACTTGATGAAAAAGCATATGTTTCATCACTATCTCCAGAAATGGGTCGTAAAGGTTCTCATGACGTAATTGGTAAAGATGGTAAGGTTGTAAAATCATATCCATACACAAAAGATGGTATGAAAGCAGCACAAGCACATCTATCTAAGATGAAAGAAGAAGTTGAGCTAGGTGAAAGTAATTTAACAAGTGATGATTTACATAGAATTGCTAAAGATCACGATAATGCAGCAAAAAAACATGGTACTGCTTATGATCAAACAAGGAGCACTGCTGCAGCTAGAAATCATGAAATTGCTTGGAATAGACATGTCGACGCTGCAAAGGCTCACAGAGAAGCTGCTAAGGATAAAAGTAAACACTCACATGAAAAATTAGAAAAAATGAGTAATCACGCTTGGGATGCTACTGATCATATTAGAAAACATTTTGATGAATCAGTTGAGCTTGATGAAGTATCTGATTTACAGAAAGCCTTTATCAGTTCTATGCAATCAAAGCTCAAAAAGCGCAGTTCACTTCGTGATCCAAATGCTAAAACTGCTCGTGAAGAAGATAAACTTGCTAAACAACTTGCAGCAAAAGCAAAGATGAAAAAAGAAGAAGTTGAGCTTGAGGAAGGTCCAATAAAAGCTATTGGTACTGCCTTTAAGAAACACAGACTTGATAAAGAAATTAGAAAGACTAGAGCGGATCGTGAACAAATGATTCGACAAAGTAAGACTAATAATTATCAAGACTATGCAAAAGAATACGAAAAGTCTTTAGCTAAAAGTGATGATTTAAAGAAACAATTAAAGAGTATAAGTAAAAAAGAAGAAGTTGAGCTCGATGAAGCGGCACCAAAGTTAAAGGGTGATTGGCTTAAAAAAGAGCGTGAGAAAAACCGTGGTCGCAAGAAGCCAGTTCGTCAAATGACTTCTACTCAACGTTCCCTAGCTTCTATGCGCAAAGAAGAAGTTGAGCTCGATGAACAAACACAGTATGATTTAGTTGAAGCTTATCTACTAGAAAATAATATTGATGTCGATACTTTATCAGTTGAACAGCTTGACGAGATTATCGGTAAAGTTATTGGGGGTGCTTTTAAAGTTGGAGCGAAAGCTGCGGTTGGCGCAGCACGTTTAGCTAAGAAGGCTGTTGTAAATAAACAAGGAAATGTTCGTGGAACAGCAGCCGCAAAGAACGACGCTATGAAAGCAAAGTTAGATAAGCTCAGAAAACAAAGAGCTGTTGAGGTTCAAAGACAAAAATTAAAGAAAGACGTTGAAAGAGCTCAATCAAAGCTAGCAGCAACTAAATCACGAGCCAATTAATTTTATAAAACCCAAACTAAGGAGAACAAAAATGGCACTTTGGGGAAAAACCGACGCATTAGCTTCAGTACCAAAATGGTTAGAGGATGATGCAAACAATACAAACAAATCAAACGATCGCGACAATGCCGTGTTTGTAGATACAGAAGAAGCTGGTGTTGCTTCTAACCGTGCAAAAGGTCTTAAGACTCCAGGTTGGAATCTATATCACACATATACTGATGGTCTAGGAAACACACGTCATAAGACAGAAATTCTTATTCCTATGAAAGTTTCTGCTGCTGATGCTGGTGACCTTGGTGTAACAGGTAACACAGCCGTTGAAGATACAATCGTAGCAGATCCAGCTCCATAATACGGCATTTAGAGAATGAAGTTGACAGAATCAACCTTTCTGTTATTTGCATCTAAACATTATGATAATCCTCAATGTTCAGACATAACGGAATTTGAAGAAGATTTAAAACGTTTTCAGTATCTCCGTAAGCTTTTCGGTAGGTATAAACAAGACGCAGATTTAAAAGAAAGGTTGATTCTGAATCATCTGATTATCATTTATAATGTATTCGGGCCGGAAGCAACCAATATGCTGTTCATGAAATTATCAGAATATCACGAATACTTAAAACCATTTGTAGAGTATTTAAATTTCATGCCGCAGATTATTAAATATGAAGACGTGATGCTTCACAAAGATAATATACTTTCAGATGAAGGTATTAAAGAAAAACTTAAGGAAATTTGATCTATGATCGTAGACCTGTTTTTAGTATATCAGTTTGTACGCAGACTTGCAACTCCATTTAATAAATGGGAGGCGTATAAACTTGGGATCATAGATGAAAAAGGTAAAGTTCTCATTAAAAGAAAAGATTTTACTCGAAGCGAACAAAGTAGAGCTTGGGGTATCTTTGATATTATGATTGCAAATCTCAAGAAGATCTTAGCAAAGGTTCCTGGCGGTAGCACTCGACTTGCTTCATACGCTGCTGCTCTTTATCTTATTAAAGAATGGAATCATTTCTCAGATGATTCTTTGCTTACTGAAGATATTACTGAAGAACAGATTAATGAGTCTCTATTATTATTTAATGACCGATATGTCAATTATATCCAATTGGCAGAAAATGTCAACAAAAAAATTAACACAAAACCAGAATTAGATGAAGAACCTGCAAATAACGTAGGTAGTGGAAATATTGCTGGTATGGATGGCAATTCATTCTCAAAAGAAGCTCAGAAAAGATGGACTTCACAAAACAAATCTAAGAAGAAAAAACTCAGAGACATAATGGGAGATAAGATATGATTACTCTAGACCAATTCAGTGCCATGATTCCAAAGAATAAAGATCCAAAAGCTTGGTATGATGCTGCTGTTCCTATGTTTGAACAATATGAAATCAATACACCTTTACGTATTGCTGCTTTTATGGCTCAATGTGGTCATGAGTCTGCAGACTTTACTCTATTAGAAGAAAATCTTAACTATAGCGAAAAGGCTCTTACTTCAGTCTTTGGTCGTTATTTTGGTCCAGGAAAAAGAGATGCTAAAGAATATGCTAGAAACCCTGAAAAAATTGCCAACTATGTTTACCAAGATGAATTCAGAAGTAAGCAAGGAGCAATGGGAAATGTACAGCCTGGCGATGGTTGGAGGTTCCGCGGACGTGGCATTAAGCAACTCACTGGTCGCAATAATTATACAGCATTCGGAAAATCAGTTGGAATGTCAGCAGAAGAAGCAGCAGAATATGTAGCTACACCAAAAGGTGCTCTTGAGTCTGCATGCTGGTTCTGGAAAACAAACAAACTTGACAGATATGCTGACGCAGATGACAATTTAGGGTTGACAAAAAAGATTAATGGTGGTACAATTGGTTTAGATGATCGCAATAAGCGTTACGAGGAAGCTAAAGCTATTCTTGGAGGTAAGTCTATTCCAAAAGCAAAAACTGCGGCTCCTAAAGCTTCTGGTGTTAGAACACTTAAGAAAGGTGATAAAGGTGATGACGTAGCCAAAATGCAAAAGGCTCTTGGTATTGCAGCGGATGGTGATTTCGGCTTTGGTACTCTCACTGCACTTAAGAAGTGGCAGAAGATGAATGGTTTAACTGCTGATGGTATTGCAGGACCAGCCACTCAGGCAAAATTATTTGGATAATAAATAGTACATTACATAACTCAAAAGGAGATAGAAATGTCTTTAGAAAAAATCGTACAGGAGGCTATGGCAGGCCGTCCGTTAGAAATGAAAGAAGCTTTTGAAGAAGCTATTCAAGAAAAAGTAGTTGCTGCTCTAGAAGCTAAGTACATGGAAATGGCTGGACTAGATGATGAAGAACTAGAAGAGTCAAAAGATGAAGAAGATGAAGACGAAGATGAAGACGAAGATGAAGACGACGAAGATGAGGACGAAGAGTAATCTTAGTTTTCTTTGGTATTAAATTATGCCTTCTTTTATCTATGTAGGAATGATATTAATGGTAGTGGCTGGCGGTGGTGCTGTTTATTACAAAAACACCCAAGCCACTATCATGGAACTTACCTCCTACAATGCTACACTTACAGCTCAGGTTGATCAAATACAAGCTGTTAATGAAAAAAATCTTGAAACAATTAATACTCTTCAAGCAGATTATCAAAGATCACAAGAGAGTATTGCTGCTTTACAAGAAGATTTTAATAGTATCCGCAGACAAAATAATGAATTAAGAGATAGACTTGGCAAGCATGAACTTGATGCTCTTGCCGCAGCTAAGCCCGTCTTAGTTGAAAGAATAGTGAATAATGCATCAGCAAAGGCTATGAGATGTTTTGAGCTTGAATCTGGTGCACCTTTGACAGATGCAGAAAAGGAAGCGACAAATGCTAGATCGTTTAACAGTGAATGCCCTTGGATTTACGATGATCTTGTTGCTCGCGGCGTGCTCGTCCAGACCGACAGTGGAGCCACCGCCGAGAGTAGTGACGGAGACTGAATTCGTAAGGCCTCCTAAGCCTTCGGTTCCAAAACCAGATGAACTTAATCTTAGAGATTTTGAGTTTATCATCGTTACACCAGAAAATGTAGAAGAAGTATTCGCGAATATGAAGGGCGACAAAGCTCTCTTTGCTCTTACTTCTAAAGGTTATGAAAATATAGCTTTAAATCTTTCTGATATTAGAGCTCTTATTCAACAACAAAAAGTAATTATAGCTACATATGAAAAAGTATGGGAATGATTTTAAGATAAATATAATCAACTATAAAATGATTGTTTGACACAATCCGCCCCGTCATGTAAAGCGGGGCTTTTTATTTTAGAGGAAAGTAAATGGCAGACGATTTATCAGAGCTTAAAACTGATTTAGCGTTAATTAAAAAAGACGTTAAGCAAATTGAAAAATTCTTTAGTAAATTCGACGCCGCACTAGAGGCTATGGCCGAGGTGTCTCAAAAGGTTGCTGTACATGGAGAAATATTAAAAAATACTGCAGACAACTTAGAATATCTCGAAGAAAGAATTGAGCAGCACAGACTTGAAGATATGAAAAGATCTGAAACAATGAGCGAGCGCTTAGAAGAATATCGTAAATCTTCTCGTGAAGATCATCAAAGATTATCAGATCAAAATGCTCAAAATAGAAAAGAAAGAAACGAAGAGATCATGAGAGAACTTTCTAAAATGAACGGCTCTCTTGACAAAAGACTAAATGAACTTGAAGCAAAAACGTCTCGCCTTGAGAACTTTAAGTGGTACATCGCAGGAATAAGCGCTGTAGTAATTCTCTTAGCAAGTCAAATTCAGTGGGCACCACTTTTCGGTTGACATTTTTCGAGTTGTAGATATAATGCATCTATAACGTTTTGGATTATATTATGGTAGATTTCATTGATATTCAGTACGCTCAAATGCTCTCAGGGCGTCTAGATAACTTCAAGATAAAACATACAAACCCCTACAAGATAAACTTTAGATGCCCCATCTGTGGTGACTCTGAGAAGTCTCGTAGTAAAGCTCGTGGTTGGCTTTTAGAAAGAGACAATAAGTTCTCTTACTATTGTCACAACTGTGGAGCCAGCCAAGGCTTCAACTATTTCCTTAAAAACTTGGATCCTCTACTTTTCAATGATTATGTCACTGAGAAGTTTGTTGCCAACACAACATCAAGTTCTACAAATAATACTGAGCAGTTTAAAACACAGGCTCCAAAGTTTACTAAAGATCCTTTGAAAAGTATTAAAAAGGTAAGTCAGCTTAAACCTGACCATCCTATTAAAAAATATATTCAAAAAAGACAAATCCCTTCTCACCATCATTATCGTCTTTATTATGCTCAAAAGTTTAAGACTTGGATTAACAGCATAATTCCAGATAAATTTGATTACATTGGTAAAGACGAACCTAGACTTATCATTCCTTTCTTAGATGAAAACGGAAAATGCTTTGGCGTGTCTGCTCGTGGTTTTGACCCGAATGCTCCAAGATATATAACTATTATGTTCGAGGAAAGACCTAAGATCTTTGGCCTTGACAAAGTCAATTTTAATGAACCATATTACATTGTAGAAGGTGCTATTGATAGTTTCTTCTTAGAAAATGCTGTTGCTATGGCTGGTGCTGAAGGTAATACTAATGGAGTTAAGAACCCGCAATCAGCTATATTTGTATTTGATGCTGAGCCTCGCAACAAAGAAATACATAAACGAATGGAAAAGGTAATAAAAGCTGGATATAAGATTTGTATATGGCCAACAGATGTTCCTGGAAAAGACATTAACGAAATGTATTTAAACGGTTTACAAAACGTAGAAAAGATGATAGAAGATAATACATACCAAGGCTTACAAGCTGAATTGAAATTTGCCGCGTGGCGAAAAGTTTAAGGAGAAAATAATGCATGCACGTCTCATATCCCATAGCCAACCCACTGGTCGCATCCACACAGGTGAATCAGTCAATGGCCTCGACAACATCCAGGATCTCATCGCGTATTGCGCCCGTGTGTCCAACCCAACGAACCAAAATAACTCAAAGACAACTCCAAAGTTACTTGATTACCTCATCAAACACAAGCACTGGTCACCATTCGAAATGGCCTCAGCATGCATCGAAATCGAAACAACAAGAGACATCGCAAGACAACTCCTCCGCCACCGATCATTTTCATTCCAAGAGTTTTCTCAAAGGTATGCTGACGTCCGCGATCTTGGCGATTCTGTTGTAATTCGCAAAGCTCGCTTACAAGATCCAAAGAACCGTCAAAATAGTATTATTCATGATGATGTAGCTCTTCATAACGCGTGGGAAGTACATCAAAGAGCAGTATGGCAAAGAGCAATGCAAGCCTATGAATGGGCAATTGAAAACGGGATTGCTAAAGAACAAGCACGTGCCGTTTTGCCAGAAGGTAATACTCCTTCTCGCCTTTATGTGAATGGAACAATTCGTAGTTGGATTCATTATATCGAATTGCGTTCGTCTAATGGTACACAACTAGAACATATTGAAGTTGCAAAAGCTGTAGCTGAAGCTATTTCTAAGATCTATCCTGCGGTAACAAATTTTGTAACAGACTAATTTTTTTCAAAGAAAAGTTGTAAGCGGCTAATAAATATCTCATACTATAGAATAACATGTAGTTATTTCGCTTACAACTTATACAACATATGCCACCTAGCAATAGGTGGTCGTCTAATCTTTATTTTAACAATCCAACCTAGAGAGGGGCCAATGATGCTTCAAACTACTCCACCAGAGATATTAAGAAGGGTACATTACGTACTTAAAAGAGATGGCACTACTGAAAACTACAATGAAAACAAGATTAGTACTGCTGTTGCAAAAGCAATGAAATCTATTGGAATGAGAAGCAAGATGCTTCCTGGTGAAGTGGCTTTAGAAGTTACTGATATACTAAACAAAGAAGAAACTGATGTTCAAGTAAGCGTTGATCAGATTCATAGAACAGTAGAGAATGTAATCATGGATATGGGACTCCATGATCTTGCTCGTGAGTATATTCTTTTCCGTTTTAATAACGCTCCAAACATTTTCCGTAAACGCACTAACCTAAAGCCTTACGAGTATCCACAACTTATCGAATATCTTGATGCTATTCGTCATTCTTATTGGGTACACACTGAGTTTAATTACTCTTCAGATATTCAGGACATGAAAGTTCGTATGACTCCACATGAGGCTGAAGTAGTTAAGAAAGCTATGCTTGCTATTTCTCAGATCGAAGTACAGGTCAAAACTTTCTGGGCTAAGATTGGTGATAAGATGCCAAAGCCAGAAGTTCAAGCAGTTGGTGTAACATTTGGTGAATCAGAAGTACGTCATGCTGATGCTTATTCAAACCTTATTGAAATCATGGGATTGAATTCAGAGTTTGAAAATATCGTTGACGTCCCCGCCATCAAACGTCGTATTGCATACTTGGAACAGTCCATGTATTCACCAGTCGATGATAAAGACTACTTCCACAAAATTATTCTATTTTCTATGTTTGTCGAGAATGTTTCGTTATTCTCGCAATTTTTAATTATGATGGCGTTTAATAAGCATAAGAATATGCTTAAAGGTATTTCTAATGCCGTGGAAGCTACTTCAAAAGAAGAAGATATTCATGCTCGTTTTGGGTTTGAACTTGTAAATATTATGCGTGCTGAGAACCCAGAGTGGTTTGATAAAGAAAGCATTAATGAAGTAAACAGACTGTGTCGTGAAGCTTACAAGGCTGAGTCTGCAATTGTAGATTGGATTTATGGTGATTCTGACCTAGACTTTCTACCAAAAGATACCGTGAAAGAATTTCTTAAGCATCGTTTCAATCAGTCACTGCAAGCGATTGATATGAAACCAATCTATGAAGTAGATGCTGAGGTAATCAAAACCACTGATTGGTTTGTTGAAGAAATTCTAAGTACTAAGAATGTTGATTTCTTTGTTAAGCGTTCAACCGCTTATTCTAAGAAAACAAAAGCATTCACAGAAGATGATTTATTTTAATTAAAGGGCAGGATTGATGGAAAAGTTTTACTGGCTCAATGCCGATTCACGCACATTTTTGTCACGAGGATATTTGAGTGAAGGAGAAACTCCTGAAAGTCGTATACGTGACATCGCAAACCAAGCTGAAAAATATCTTAAGGAAATGGCTACAACTGAAGAAGCTAGGAAAAGCTTTGATGGATTTGCAGATAAATTCTTCTCATACATGGAAAGAGGATTCTATTCTCTAGCGTCTCCTGTTTGGGCTAACTATGGTAAAGCACGTGGTCTTCCAGTGTCTTGCTTTGGTTCTTATATTGATGATAGCATGCAAGCAATTCTATTTAGCCATGCTGAAAATGGAATGCTTATGAAAAATGGTGGTGGTACATCTGGTTACTTTGGTGCTGTTCGTCATCGTGGTGCTCCTATTACAGATCAAGGCGAGTCTTCTGGTTCTGTACACTTCATGCAAATGTATGATACATTAGCTTCAGTCGTATCCCAAGGTTCTGTTCGCCGTGGTTTCTTTGCAGCATATCAAGATATTGAACATCCTGATGCAGATGAATTCCTTGACATTGGTACTGAAGGTAATCCTATTCAAGGTCTCACGACTGGTATTTCTGTTTCAGATAAATTTATTGCAGACATGAAAAATGGTGATGCAGATAAGCGTCGTCTTTGGGCAAAAGTTCTTCAACGCCGCTCTGAAGTTGGCTTCCCATATATTCTTTATTCTGATAACGTAAACAATCAAAGACCTCAAGTATACAAAGACAAAAACCGTCGTGTTTATGCATCTAATATGTGTGCTGAAATCGCTCTTCCATCAAGCCATGAAGAAACATTTACTTGTGTTCTTTCCTCTATTAACGTATTGCATTGGGATGAAATCATAGAAACAGATGCTATTGAAGTGATGACTTACTTCCTTGATACTGTTTGTGAAGAGTTTATTCGTAAGACTGAAGGTCAGATTTACCTTAAGCGTGCTCGTGATTTTGCTATGAACCACCGTGCACTTGGTGCTGGTATCCTTGGTTGGCATTCATATCTTCAGTCTAAGATGATTGCGTTTGAGTCAAAAGAAGCAGCTCAGAAAAACCTTGAGATTGCAAAGAACCTTCGTGAAAAATCTCATGCAGCATCTCGTGATATGGCTGAAAAGTTTGGTGAACCAGAAATCTTAAAGGGTTATGGTATGCGCAATACAACCACTATGGCTATTGCACCTACTAAATCTTCAAGCTTTATTCTTGGACAAGTTAGTCAGTCTATTGAGCCAGAATTTAGTAATTGCTATGTTAAAGACCTTGCTAAGATGAAGGTTACCATTAAGAACCCTTATCTTGAAAAGCTTCTACAAGAAAAAGGCGAAGACAAGCCAGAAGTATGGGAGTCAATCCGTAATGCAGACGGTTCTGTTCAGCATCTTGCAATTCTCACCGATGATGAAAAAGCAGTATTTAAAACTTTTGCTGAAATCAATCCTTACACAATTGTAGATCAAGCAGCTATTCGTCAAGAATATATTGACCAAAGCCAAAGTCTTAACCTGATGCTTGATCCTGACATGACAGTTAAAGAAATCAACCAACTTTATCTGTATGCTTGGGAAATGGGTGTAAAGAGCCTTTACTATAGCTACTCGATGTCTGCAGCACAATCACTTACTCGTAAACGTGTAATGTCAACAGAGTGTGCTGCCTGTGAAGCTTAAATGAAACACTTACACTATTTTGAAAATGTTCTAAACGACTATAAGAAAGACGGTCGTTACAGAGTATTCAATGATATACTTAGAGAGCGAGGGAACTTTCCTCGCTCTATTTGGTATGGAAAATATGCTCCAAAAAATATTGTAAACTGGTGTTCAAATGATTACCTAGGTATGGGTCAAAACCAGCATGTTATTGACTCTATGCACACAGCAATAGATCAAACTGGTGCAGGATCTGGTGGTACTCGTAATATTGGTGGTACATCTCATTATCATGTTACACTTGAATTAGAATTAGCTAAGCTTCATAAGAAAGAATCAGCTCTTTTATTTTCAAGCGCTTATGTGGCTAATGAATGGTCTCTTATTGCTTTAAGCAGAATTATTCCTGATATTTGCTTCATTTCTGATAGTAAAAACCATGCTTCTATGATTGTTGGTATTAATCATAGTAAAGCTAGCAAAATCATATTCCAGCACAACAACATGAAAGATCTAGAGGACTCTTTAATAGCAGCAACTGCTGCTGGAAAAGTTCCTTGTATTGTTTTCGAGTCTGTCTATTCTATGGATGGAGACGTTTCACCTATTCTAGAAATTTGCGAGTTGGCGGATAAATATAACGCGATTACATATATTGATGAGGTTCACGCAGTTGGATTGTATGGAGAGACCGGAGCTGGTTATTGCGAACACTTAGGATTGGGTGACAGGATAGATATTATAAATGGGACGTTGGGTAAAGCTTATGGTGTACAGGGTGGCTATATTAGCGCTCATAGCACTATTGTCGATGCCATTCGTACTATTGCTAGTGGCTTCATATTCACAACATCCATCAGTCCTGCTGTTTGTGCGGGTGCTTTGGCCTCGATTAAATATCTCAGAGACCATCCTTCCTTACGAGAAAAACACCAACACCGCGCAATAAAATTAAAAAATATGTTGGCTGAAGCTAATATTCCAGTACATCCGAATGCTTGTACTCATATCGTGCCGGTTATGGTTAATGACGCATTTAAATGTAAGGCTGCTAGTGATCAGCTTTTAAACGAGTATGGAATTTATATCCAACCAATTAACTCACCAACAGTAGATGTAGGTACTGAGAGATTAAGAATTGCTCCTACGCCTTATCATGACGACGTAATGATGGTTGAGTTAGTTGAAGCATTGAGAAAGGTTTTAAAATGAGTAAGATTAAAAAAGCGTTTTGGTTTACGCTAGGAATTATTTTATTAGGTGTAGCATATCTTGGTGTACTTATTCCAGGACTACCTTGGAGTACTCCAATCTTAGGAGCCACATTCTGTTTTGCAAAATCTAGCGAGAAGTTTCATAACTGGATTATGAATCACCCAAAGTTTGGACCATTCATTAAAAACTGGTCTACATACAGAGTTTATCCAACAAAAGCAAAATATTTGATGGTGGCAGTTATGAGCACTTCTCTTGTAGTAATGTTCCTTACTACGGGTAATATCATGGCAACGCTATATCTCCTTATTACTTTTGCTCTTATTGTTACTTGGGCTACAAGGTATCCAGGATCTAAAGAAGAAGCAGAGAGAAGAATCGCTGCAGGCGAAAAGATTGGATGGTTAAAATAAATGCACTGGTCTCTAGATAATCACTTAAAACTTTATCCAAATAACCACAACACTGGAATGAACGAATGGGTTGTGAATACACTTAAACCTAAAACAATTTTAGAGTTTGGGTGCGGTGTCGGTTGGTATTGTGAATATTTCGCTACTCACGGAGTTGAGATTGTTCATGGCATAGAACCAGCTCCTATGGATCAAGCGAGATTTGATTATGAAAACTGCAAGCAGTTTGTTTGGGATGCAACAGTTCAAGAAGAACCCAAAGGCATACTACCAGAATATGATATGATATTCTCAGTAGAAGTAATGGAACATATAGATCTAAAATTCCATAAAAAGATGTTTGATTATTTGGCTTCAAAAAATCCACGACTAGTAGTTTTTTCAGCAGCCCGTCCTGGGCAAGGCGGCCACGGTCATATAGCAGAAAGACCAGAAAGAGAATGGATAGGTGAATGGGAGCAAAGAAACTATTTTGTAGATCCAGAATTAACAAAACAAATTCGACAATCATGCAATAAAAGAAACACAAATCATATTAGAAACCTGAACGTGTACAAGAGAACTTGAATAAATAAAAATAATTACAACATGTTATTGATGACGGAGATATAATGAAAAAAATTCTTATCACAGGCGGCGCGGGATTTATCGCGCATCATTTAATTGGTCAAGTTCTTAAGAGAACAGATTGGGAAATTGTTACAGTAGATCGTTTAGACTACAGTGGAAATCTCAATAGACTCGCAGACCTTTTGCAGGATTATACTCCAGCAGAACGTAAAAGAGTCCGTACAATCTATCACGATCTAAAAGCAGAATTCAACCCAATGCTCCTTGCAGACATTGGTAAAGTGGATATTATTGCTCACTTAGCAGCAGGTTCTCATGTAGATCGTTCAATCGAACGTCCTATGGAATTTGTTATGGATAACGTTGTCGGTACATGTAATGTGCTTGAGATGGCTCGTAAGCAAGATAACTTAGAGCGTTTTTTATATTTTAGTACTGATGAAGTTTTTGGACCTGCACCCGAAGGAGTAAAATACGATGAGTATGATCGTTATAATTGCACTAACCCGTATTCTGCGTCGAAGGCAGGAGGCGAAGAACTTGCAGTAGCATTCCAAAACACCTATAATATGCCGATCTATATTACGCATACTATGAATGTGTTTGGTCAAAGACAGCATCCAGAAAAGTTTATTCCGCTTTGCATTCGTAAAGCTCGCGATGGAGAAGTCGTTACTATCCATTCTGATGCTACTAAAACTATTCCAGGATCTAGACATTACATTCATGCTGAAGATGTTGCAGACGCCACACTATTCCTACTTGAAAATAAATATACTTTAGATATTTCAAACAACACTGGAATCAAGTGTCCAAAATTTAATATATGTGGAGCAACCGAGCTCAATAACCTTGAACTGGCGCAAATGATTGCAGATGCTCAAGGTAAGGAGCTCAAGTATGAATTTATGGATTTCCATAGCAGCCGTCCTGGCCACGATCTTCGTTATGCACTCAGTGGCCAAAGACTTGCCAATATGGGATGGACTCCTCAGCCTGTCGAGGATAGAATTAATGAAGTAGTCCAATGGACTTTAGATAATACAAGGTGGTTAGATCTATGAGCTGGAAAGAATTAATTGAAAACGAATACAAAGCTTGGTGTAATAGAAAAACTGATATTAATGAACATCTTCCAGTTTTAAGAGACTTAGCTAGTAAATGCGATCATGTTACAGAAATGGGTGTAAGGTTTGGAGCTAGCTCTCGAGCTTTCTTATCAACTGATGCTGCACTTAGATCTTATGATATTTTTATTGATGAAAATCTAAGTAAAATTTTTGATGCAGCAAAAGAAGAAGGAAAAGACGTTAGATATATCAAGGCTGACGTTCGCCAAATTGAAATAGAAGAAACCGATCTTCTGTTTATAGACACTTGGCATTCTTATCCTCAACTTAAACAAGAACTACATCTTCATGGAAACAAAGCCAGAAAATATATGGCTTTTCATGATACGTTTACTTACGGCTTAAGAGACGAGAGCTGGAATAAAAATGAAGTTCAGCAAGGAACAGCCGGTTTGCTTCCTGCTATTATTAGATTTATGATTGACAATCCGCATTGGAAATTTAAAGAATTTAGAACAAATAATAACGGGCTTACAATATTGGAAAGAGGTTGATATGGCTATTGTAGATTGTTTTCCGTTTTTTGCTCCATACGGAGAAGAACTTTTATATTTAAGAATAAATCTGCTTAAAGACTATGTGGATAAATTTATTATTGTTGAATCTGATAAGACTCATAGTGGCGCCCCGGTTGAAAGAAAATTTATGGAGATTGCTCGTAATCAAGGTCTTCCAATCGAAAAGATTATTTACGTAGAGCATGACATCCCGGATCAAGAATACCTTCAAATAAGAGACGTAGATAGAAGAAATGCTGGAGTTAATTCTAATAATGATGCTTCTCTTTATGCTAGGGTACGTGAGCGTCTTCAAAAAGATGCTATTATGCTAGCCATGCACGAATTCAAAAATGACGACGTGTTTATCTATGGTGATGCAGACGAAGTTATTAACCCAAGAAATATTCAGTGGGTTGCTAACATGGCTAAGAACAATCAAAACATTATCATTAAGATCCCTTTAGTTTATTTACAAGGAAGAGCAGACTTAAGAGCTTATCATAAAGAAAGTGGTGATCCGGTTAAGTGGTGGCGAGCTATGTTCTTTGCTACTAAGTCTCAGATCATGCAACACACAGTGAATAACATTCGTTGTGGCAATGTTCCTCATCAGGTGATGTGGCCAACACAACAAGGTAAAGTTGTACAAGATATGGGATGGCATTTTGCTTGGATGGGAACTAACGAGCAAAGGCAAATCAAAGCAGACTCTTTTGCTCATGCCTATGATAGCTTTAAAGCTCTTGGCGATATTGGTTCTTATAAAAAATACGAAGAGTTCGTCAATAAAACTCAGTTGGCAGAAGGAACCCCAGCACCAGATGGAAATATAGATCATGTATTAAAACGCTATCCTCATGAAGATCTTCCGCAACTCATTTTTGAAACTCCATTTGTAAAAGACTTTCTTTTGCCTGAAGTTAAAATGGAAGATGATTTTACGTTTAATGATTGTACTTGCTACTGGTGTCAAAAACTTTCGTTTCCGCTTCTATATGATTTAGATGGAGAAAAGTATTGGTTTGAAGTACCAAGAAGCTGTTCAGTAACAGTGAAAGAGAGCTTTCCAAAGAGAGCTCAGGTTATGAGAAATACTAAAAAGTACAGAAGTATTGTAGAGACAGAAAAACC